GGTCCAGGTGGCACTGCCACCTGGTGGGGTCCAGGGGCAAAGCCCCTGGCCTTGCCTTCCCCCTTTCCTGAAGAGGAATCCCCCCAGTGCCCGTCAATACTTTTTCCGTCGGTCGCGATTGTCAGATCGTGGTCATGGGTCCGTTTGGTCGTGTGGACCTGTCTCATGTCACCGGCTTCGACAGCCGGCAGCTCACCGCGGCGGTGCGGATTGATCGCATCGATGGGGTGCAGCTCGCCGCCGAGTTGCCGAAGGGGTGGGAGGGGTCGTTCGAGCTGGAGCGCGGCTCGTCCGCCGTGGATGATTTCATGGCGCGGATCGAGGCGGGGTTTCATGCCGGCAGTGCGGTGCCTTATGGCACGCTCTACCAGTATGTGGCCGAGCCGGACGGTTCCACCAGCACCTACCAGTACGACAATGTGGTGTTTCGCCTGGTGCAGGCCGGGCAGTGGCGCGGCGATGCGCCGGTGAAGCAGCGGCTGGAGTTCTTCGCGGCCACCAGGCGGCGCGTCTGATGGAAACCGTGGTGGATGCGGAGGGGCGGCAGATCGCCCTGCGGCGGCTGACGGCGCTGGACAAATTGCGTCTGTTCGAGGCGGCGGGGCCGGAACTGTCGCGCAACGACCGCTGGCTGGGCATGGCCGCCCTGGCGGCGAGCGTGACGGCGATCGACGAGGTGCCCTATCCCATGCCGGCCGGCAAGGCGGCGGTGGAGGCGATGGTGCGCCGGCTGGGCGATGGCGGCATCGCCGCGGTGGCCGCGGCCTTGCAGGAGAGCGAGGCCACGCCTGCGCAGATGCGAGACCTCGCGGGAAACTGAGCCGGCACCCCGATCTGCGCGACGGCCTGTATCTGGTGATGAACGGGGTGCCCTTCGATGTCGCCTTCGGCGCCTCGCCGGCGATGCGGCTGGCGATGGTGGTGGCGGTCGGCTCGCTGAAAGGCGGGCGGTTCGATTGGGAGGCGATGGCGTGGAAGTGAATATGCGGCGCCTGGACATCGCTGGCGTCGCCCGGGCGGCCCTGCACGCACAGGCCGCGGCATTGGCCGAGGCGGTCGGCGGCGTTGCGGTGGCGGACGGGGATGGCGTGGTGGTCCGGCTGGCCGGCGGGCAGCGGCGGGAATTCGGCGCGCCCGGCCGGCCGCCGCAGCCGGTGCTGGCGGATGCGGTGGCAGAGGCGATGCCGGGCATCCTCCAGGCGGTGCGCGATGCCATGGCGGCGGAATGTGGGGAGGGCGGCTGATGGAGGAGGCGTATGACGTCGGCGTCCGCCTGGTGCTGGATGATGCGGTCTCGCCGGCATTGGAAAAGATGCAGCGCCAGCTTGCGGATTTCGATCGCGCGGCGGATGCGGGGCTGGCCGGCTTTGCCCGGCCGGCGCCGCCCGCCATGCCGGCGCCGCCGCCGGCCGTGAGCCTGCCGGAGCCGGCCGCGCCGCTGCTGCCCGCCGTGCCGCCGGCGCTGCTGGCGGAGCCGGTGGCGCCGCTGGCGCCGGCCGTGGTGCGACCGGCCTTGCCGGCCGCCGCTGCGGTGCCGCCATTGCCGGAGATTGCGCCGATGGCGGCGCAGTCGGCGGCGCCGGTCGCGATGCCGGCGATGCCGGTGTTCGCCGTGCCGATGCTGCCGCCGGCCGCCATGTCGGCAGCCCCGACGGGCCCGGCCGCGCGCGCCGCGCCGCTGGATTTCGCCGCCTTCGCGCCGCCGCCGGTGGCGCCGGAACTGGCGATGCCGTCCGCCGTGCCGCCGATGCCGTCGCCGGTCATGCTGATGCCGCCGGCCATGCCTGGCTTTGCCCCGCCGGGCGAGGCGGCGCCGGACGCGGTGGCGCCGGTGATGCGCGAGGCGGCAACGGCATCGGCCGCCCCCTTGCCGCGCGCGGCGGATGACGGCACCGCGCCTGCCGCGCCGGCGCAGGGCCAGAGCGAGGGCGGCACGATGCAGTTCACCGGGGACGTGATGCTCGACGGCATGAAGATGGGCCGCTGGGTCAGCCAGGAGATCACCCGCATGGCCGAAGGCCCGCAGACCGGCACCAGCTATTTCGATCCGCGCGCCGGGGCCGCCTGGCCCGGCACCTTGCAGGGGGGCTGAGGCGATGAGCGATTTCCTCCTGCTGGGGCCTTTGCTGTTGCAGGATTTCGAGCTGCCGGCCCGCATCTCCTGGGGCGGGGCGCAGCGCCTGGCGGTGCATCGCCTGCCCGGCGGCCAGCGGGTGCTGGATGCGATGGGGCGCGACGACGCGCCGATCACCTGGCAGGGCGTGTTCACCGGCGCCGACGCAGCCCTGCGCGCCCGGCTGCTGGACCTGATGCGCGCCAACGGCAGCATCTGGCCGCTGATCTGGGACACGTTCCTCTACAGCGTCGTCGTCTCGAAATTCGAGGCGGATTTCATGCGGGTCAACTGGATTCCCTACAAGCTGGAATTGACGGTTCTGCGCGACGAGGCCGAGGGCCTCGTCGAGGATGTGCTGTCCGCCGGGGCGGCGGTGCTGGGGGACATGCTGGCGGCGGACGGGCTGGCGCCCGCGCTGGGCCTGGGCGGGGCCGGCACCGATGCGGCCGGCCTGTCCCGCCTGGGGGCAGCCGGGCCGCTGCTGGAAAGCGGGCTGGCGGCGGCGGGGGCCGGGCTGCTGGGGGCATCGCTCGCCTCGCCGGCGGCGGTGCTGGCGGCGCGGGACCAGGCAGGGCAGCTCGCCGGGTTGGCCGCCGCGCGCGGCTATGTGCAGCGCGCCGAGGGCAATGCCGCGCGGGCGGGGTCGGAGGCGCTATGAGAATCATCACCGTCACCGGCGGCAACCTGTTCGCGATTGCCGCCGCCGAGCTGGGCGACGCGACGCAATGGATCCGCATCGCCCGCCTCAACCGCATCGCCGACCCGATGCTGCACGGGGTGGTCACGCTGAAGCTGCCGGACGTGGATGCGACGGCGGGTGGCGGCGTCGCCGCCCAAGGAGGCGCCAGTGTTCTCTGACGCACGCAGCCCGCGCCTGCGCCTGGTCGCCAACGGCGCGGTGGTGCCCGGGGTGGTGCAGGCGGAGGTGGTCAGCAACGGCTATTATTCCGCCGACCGCTTCCGCGCCGCGATCGCCGTCGGCGAGCGCGGGGCCGCACCGTGGGCGGCGGCGGAGCAGATCGACGTGACGCTCGCCGTCTCGCTCGACGGGCGGACCTTCGTGCCGCTGGTCGCCGGCATTGTCGATACGGTTGCGATCGACCCTGTTGCCAACACCGTCTCGCTGTCCGGGCGCGACCGCACGGCGCTGCTGATCGAGGCGCGGACGGAGGAGACGTTCCTCAACCAGACCGCCAGCGAGATCGCCACCCGCCTGGCCGAGCGGCACGGGCTGCGCGCCGATGTCGTCGCCACCACCACCCTGGTCGGCCGCACCGCGGCCGGCCAGCATGACCGGCTGTCGCTCGGCCGGCACGGCTATGCGCGCACCGAATGGGACTTGCTGGTGGGGCTGGCGGGGCAGGAGGGGTTCGACGTGTGGGTGGCCGGCGACACGCTGCATTTCCGCCCGCAGGCCACCCGCCCGGCCGCCGCGGCCGTGCTGCGCCCGGTGGCGGTGGGCGGGCAGCGGGCCAACGTGACCTCGCTGCGCCTGCAACGCGCGCTGACCCTGGCGGCCGACATCGCCGTCACCGTCAAGAGCTGGGACAGCGCGGGGAAGACCGCCATCAGCCAGACCGCGCGGGCGCAGCGCCAGCACGGCGACAAGCGCGGCCAGGCGCAGAAATACGTCTATATCGTGCCGAACCTGGCGCCGGCCGACGCGCTGCGCCTGGCCCAGCGCAAGCTGGCCGAGCTGAGCCGGCATGAGCGGGTGATCACCGCGGAAATGCCGGGCGAGCTGGACCTGGCGCCACGGATGATGCTGCGCCTGGAAGGCACCTTCACCGATTTCGACCAGGACTACTGGATCGACGAGGTCGAACGCCACATCGACATCCGCCAAGGCTTCACCCAGCGCCTGCGCGCGAAAAGCGCCAGCGGGGGGTAGAAGGAAGAGTCTTCTTTTTTTGAAAAAAAAGAAGCAAAAAAACTTTTTTACATGAGACCCGGTGGGCGAGAGAGCCGGCTGCCAACGAACAAAGTTTTTTTGCTTCTTTTTGTTCACAAAAAGAAGACCCTTCCTTCCTTCACAACAACAGGCCCCGCATGGACCGCTTCATGAACGTGATGAAGGCGCAGGCCAGCGCGCTGGACAGCGCCCAGGGCCAGCCGCGTTTCGCGCTTGTCACCAGCGTCGACGCCGCCCGCTACAGCGTGCGCGTGCGCCTGCAGCCGGAGGATGTGCAGAGCGGCTGGCTGCCGGTGCTCAGCGCCTGGGTGGGCGCCGGCTGGGGCATGGCCTGCCTGCCCTCGCCGGGCGACCAGGTGCTGGTGCTGCCGCAGGAAGGCGACGCCGAGCACGGCGTGGTCGTCGGCGCCGCCTACTCCGACGCCGTCCGCCCGCCCGCCGCCGCCGTCGGCGAGCTGTGGTTGCAGCACCGCAGCGGCGTGACGCTGAAATTGTGCAACGACGGCACCCTGCGCATCATCGGCGACGTGTTCGTCGACGGCACCGTCCACGCGCAGGAGATCGTCGACAGCACCGGCAGCCTGAGCCGGCTGCGCGGGCACTATAATGCGCACGTGCATCCTGGGCAGTCGGCGGGGCCGCCGTCGCCGCAGGATTAGGGAAGGCAAGAGTCTTCTTTTTTTTAAAAAAAAGAATCAAAAAAAATTTTGACCCATATGTTCCGGGGGTTTGTCTGCACG